CCAGCAGGGAGAGACGAGTGTAGGAGGGTCACAGGAAGCGGCACAAGTTGCACAGACTCAACCTGATTTAGTATCACAGGTCCAGAGTAATGCACAGCGCACGTCGGACGCAATAATTAACCAGAGTGAGGGGTAATTGGCGGCTATTTCATCATTTGCCGGGCGGCAACGTCAACAGTCGCCAGATATCAGTGAATACATACTAAAGCTGTTAGCACAGACAGGTATAGCTAATCCCGATACGGATTACTCGCGGTTGGCAGAGATTGCAGTAGAGCAGTCGTTACCGGGTATGCTGGAGACTACGAAGGAAACAGTTGGTGATATCGGCACTGCGGCACAGTGGATGTATGACACACCAGTAGTCGAACAAGTAGCCGCTGGTGTTAGAGGCTTAGATAAGGTGAAAAGCGCACTACCGAAGGTTGTCGATGTGGTATCGGAGCAACCGGGAGAAGTAGCCGATGCAATAACGGGTGGATTGAAGCAGGGGTTTTACGATAGGGGTGTTGGAGGTGTTGCTGGTATTGAGGATGTAGTTCCGTTTGGTATGGCGATGGGCATGGCCGGGAAGGTTCCAAAGCTGGTCAAGACAATAGGCGCGGCTAAGATAAGCGATACTCCACGTAATTTTGATTTAAGTTTGTCCGGGGATGAGCTGTCCACATTAGCAAAGGCGAAATTTGGACGGACCGACGATCCGGGACTAGCGGGCTATATAATGGACGACGGTGACATGTTGGATTTCAGTGAGGGCGGTGGTATGCGTGGATTGGATCATAGGGCGATTAGTAGTCTTGAAACGGGTGCGGGTGACATGGCTTTGATTGACGTCCGAAATGATCCCGGTTCAGCACATGGCTACATGGTTGATTTTATGAATCGCACAAATGCTATTCGTATGGACGTAAGTGGTAAGTCGGTTTCATTTGAGATAGTAGGAGAGCCGTCGCGCATGCAAGAAGTGAAGATGCGAAAAATCATGAAACAAATGGATGCAGATCATGGAATTTTTGAGGTTGTTGATAGTGAAGGACGAGGCATTAGATCGACGGCGGTAGATATGCCGCAGGGGTATCATTTAGAAGCCTTTTTAAATCCAGATCCAGACGACTTAGAAGATTACGGCATGACGATCTATGATAATATGGGCAATCCTATGAGTCGGGAAGCTATAGAGGCGTTATCGACACCTGAAGCGTCGTCGGATGTGCCGAAACTAATACAGACAGTAGGATCTTCCTCATTAAAAACGGCAGAAGATGAACGGATAGGACGTAAGTTTGCTGGAGGTTTTGATAGGGATGTATATCACGGTTCGACGTTCGATATACCAGAGTTTACCAGTGAAAACTTGAACCCGGAAGGTCATATGGGCAAAGGGCATTATTTCACTACATCACCAGAAGATGCCAGTTATAATTATGCCGATTTGAGTGGCCCCGACGTCAAAGGTAAGCTGGCTATGATAGAAGACGCTAAAGATACCGGGGAAAAAGTAACGCCAGTAGGACCGAATCAAGGTGTAGTCTACGATATTTCACTGGCAGTTAAAAATCCATTGCGGATAGATGGTCCAGACCAGCCGCAATTCAAGTATGACATAGAATACGACGCAGACGGAGAAGTAATATCCGAGGACGAGGGTACAGCAGGGGAATTGTTAGATGCAATTTTTGCTGTGGCGGCTGAAAATGATCTTAGTGGAATTAAAGCTGTTAATCAATTTAATCAATATGAATCGGATCGGACGGGTATAGCCAATATAGATTTGATGTTTGATAGAGACGGGGTCAGTGCCGGGGAAGTTGACGATGCGTTACGCAGAATCCCGGAGTTTATGGATGCGGAAGATGGTGATGGAGTTATGATAGGTCACGATCTAGTACGTCAGGTATACGAGCGTTTGGGATACGACAGTGTGATTATGGATCCAAAAAGAGCGTTTTCGAGTATGCCAAATATCCCGGAAGGGACGGAGCATATTATAGTCTTTCCGGGATACGCCAACAGAATACGCAGTCAACGCGCTCAGTTCGATCCAGAAAAGTCACATCTAAGTGATATCATGGCAACATCTACACCGATAGGAGTAGGGGCGGCTGGTGGTTATGCGGCTACAAAGGAAGATAAATAATGCCACTACACAACTATATATGCGAAGATAATCACGTTGAGAAGGACGTGTATTTCTCGGCAAATAACGGAGGCGCAAAGAAGGTGCGTGAGTGTCCTGAGTGCGGGAAAGAATCACGTATACACTTTGGATCGTTTGGCGATTACAACAGGCTTATGTCCACGCAGGGACACGACCAGTTAATGCCAGATCCGCAGACGGGAATGTTTTACGAAAACGCAACAGATAAGAAGGTGAAGATAAAGGCATTAGGGTTGGAAGAAGGCGACAGAAAAACAGCGTCGCAGATTGCGGCTGAAACCTACGATGCACAAGCGGAGAGTAAACGCAAGCAAGCAGATACGCCGCAAGCTATTAAGGCAGACAGTATAGATGAGATCATGGGACAAATTAATTGGGATCAAGTGGATCGCGGTCAGACGGGAGATTTGAGCCGCGACGTAGATGACGGATACACATTTTAAGGAGATAGAATATGAGCGAAGTCGCCGCAGACTCGGGCGTCGATATTGGGCAGACTGAACCAACATTATCCGAAGAAGGATCTGCAAGCCAGAACGAGATGGGCATGGGGATGCTGGAAGCGGATATGGGATCAGACCCGGAACCGACAACGGAGCAGACTAGTGGGGATCAGCAAGTAGATCAAGCTACTCAAGAGAGTAGTAACACAACAAACAACGATAACCTATCGGAGTTTGAACGAGGTCGGCGCGAAGCAGATCGCTACTTCCAGCAAAAGAACAATGAGTTTCTGGCCGAACGTCAAAAGTTTGAACAGGAACGTCAACAGTTTCAAGCACAACAGTCTACGCAGTCTCAACCGTCGGCAAATGCTGATATGGCGGGAGATGCGGAGACATTGCGTCAGCGGGCTATGCAGACGAACGACGCAACGCAACAACGTGCATTGCTGGAACAAGCCGCCGGGATCGAATACGTGAACAAGATGGTGGAGGATCGTCTCAACAACACATTAGAGCAGTTGGGATTGAAAAACTACCAGCAAGACAGACAGTTGTTTCAACAGCTTGCCGAACAGCAACGGACAGCACGTCACGCAGAGTTAACAGAACAGATACGCGCCGCAAAAGACGTATTTGGCGAAGATACGTTACGCGACGAGTTGACGTTACAGTTCATATCCAACAATAAGGGTTTATTGCAACAAACGAACCCGGAGACAGGTAAGAATTTTACCTTGTCGGAGTTGGTAGGACGGTGGACCGGGCGACCAGCCCAGCAAGCAGAGAAAGCACGTCAGACTCAACGGAGCCAGCGAACAGCGGCGAAGGGTCAAGCGGCTACCAGAGGCAACACGTCGGGCGTAAGAGATACCGGGGGTGGAACGATCAGTAAAAGCGATGCTATTGCGGAGATCGCGGCAACATTCTGATAGGGGAAACAAAAGGAGTTCGATTTGGCACAAACCACATCAGAAGTTTGGGATAGTCGGTGGAGTTCAACCCGCCGCACGATAGATCCCAAAGTAATTGATAATATTTTTGAGCCTTATAATCTTACGAACGCATTACGTAAGTCTATGAAGGTGCAGGACGGAGGCGGCAAGGAAATTCAAGTCATACTGGAATCGAGTGCGGGAACGGCTGAAGCATTTGACAAGTATGATCCACTTTCAAAGTCACCTCGCGATCCATTCGAGTCGGCATTTTATAAGCGTCGCTATTATGCGATTCCTATAGTGCTGTCCGATACAGAATCGTGGGAAAACAGCGGCCCGGAACAGGTGTTCGATTTGCTTTCTGCATTAGGTGAGAATGCAATGAACTCGTTGATTAAAACGATCAATGAGGATCTGGCTGGAGCGCAATCAGGTAAGTCAGTTTTAGGACTACAGGACATTGTAGCCGATGCGGGTACGGGAACCGTTGGCGGTATTAACTCATCTACCAGCACATGGTGGCAGAATCAGAAAGATACAACTACTAAGACCTTTTTAAGCCAAACGACTACTAACATTTTTGACGGTATTGAAGAACTTACTACTGTCATGGATAGTGTTCGTAAGCAGGGCGGCAAGACGTCTACCATCTTCACGACGTATTCTATTGCGGGTGCATATCGCACGGCATTGTCGTCTCAGGGGTATGTAGAGCTGAACGGCCAGAAGATTAACGGATTGAAGGGCGAGGAGTTTCCGTCATTTTATGGTGCGTCTGTAATTGCTGATAATGATATCGGCGCAAATAGGGCGTATTTTATTGACAAAAATGCACTCCAGCTCCGTGTAATGAAAAACGCAAACTTTAAGAAAACGCCGTTTGTTTCCTTGCAGAGCAATGGGCAATTGGGGCAATTATCCTACCTTGTCGCTGGTATTCAGTTAATCACAAATTCAAGACGCCGTAATGGTGTACACACTAACCTAACAGGCATATAGAAAGGAGATTAGCTGAATGGCAACATGGAAAATGATCGGTGATACCACATACGATCAGGATATTGATGCGACGTCCACAACACAGAAAGCTCCGCTCGGCGCAACAGTTAAGGCGAGGGATCTCGACAATACGGGCTATGGCGACGCAGAGTTTGTTTATGGTGTAGGTGTAGCGTCTACAGCCGCAGGTGATTGTGTTACTATTGACGGCAGTGGATGGACTACTGCACGAGCGTCGGCTAACGGTGTTGGTAAGGTTGGCATTGCTATGAGTGCCAATGTTGCAAATCAATATGGTTGGTATTGCGTTAACGGTACGGTATTAATTACCAGTGGTGATGTAGCAGATGGAGCACAACTATATCTAACGTCTACAGCGGGATCGGTTGATGATGCTGTAGTGGCGGGCGATGTAATCTATGGTGCTTATGCTGTTGCGGATGATTCTGGAGGTACTACACTCTCCAGTATCAGTTATCCTTTCGTTAACAACGTAAGCAACTAACAAGTAGACATTGATGGGGTGGGGGCATTCGTGTCCTCACCTTATCGTAAACATAAGGACATAATTGTATGGCAAAACGCCAAACAAAGAAGAAGCAAGAACCCGAATATGAAAACGGGTTTGATGCGATGGGTCAGGTTATCGGAGCAGAAAAAGGCGAATTGAACCCGGACGCGGTAGCACAGATCGACACGTCAAACGATGCAGGGGGATTAGAGCCGCTCATAGACGTTTCTGAGGCTGAGACAGCTCCACCAGAGCCGTCGAAGGAGTCGCTGTTAGATCAGATACTCGACGAGGTGCAGAACGATCCACAGGCCAAAGAGCGGCTTGTCAATTTGATGGCGTCGTCACCGAATGCGGCTAAGGTGTTGGGTGTTCAACCGGGACAAGCACCACCGTCCGGGGATTACAACAGAAACTATCATGCTGAGCCAGCTCTACGAGTGTATGGCGGTGTCGAGGTAGCGCACGAACCGGGATGGGAACCACATCCACCGTCGTGGTTACCTATGTGGCAGTCAAAGGATGGCGGAAAAACATCATTACACGAACAGGCGGCGGTAGATGTTGACGGAAATAATATCAAAACTGAAGAATATAAATTATGGCTCGACCACCATATGGCAGGTACTAAAATGGACTCAAATATCCGTTTTGACATTGGTGCTGATGAAGTTATGCAAGCGGATCCGGGAGCGGTTTAGGGGTGAATAGGCGCAGTCCAGTTGTTGCGGGTCAGGAAAAAACGGCAACGTCGTTTGGAACGGTTGGATCGTTCGATGTAGTTGAAGCCGGGACGATGTTATCCGCTCCGCAATTAACGACAACACAACGGGACGCACTCACCAGCCCACGGGATGGATCCCTCATATATAACACAACCACTAACAAGATCCAATGTAAAGAAAATGGATCATGGGTAAACTTAACATGAATGCTATTATCTGAGGGTATTACACTAGTACTGGATCGTGTCGGATTGGACAGTGGAAACACGACGTTCAAAAGCCGCGCTCGTCAGTATCTCAATATAAATGCGGTAGAAATTGCAAATCTACTTCGGTGGTGGTGGCTGAACAGAACCACGACATTTCGCACGACAAAGACGTTCAGTATATCCGGGGCAAGCGGAACATTTGCTGCTGGTGAGACTGTTACGGGCAGGTCGTCCAGCAAGACAGCTACGGTGGATAGTTACGATGCAACAAACAGCGTGTTGTATGTGTATTCCGAGTCGGGTGACTTTACTGCTGAGGAGATGATCGACGGTGGAACGTCGAGTGCATCAGCTCAATACGACAGCACGGCAAACACGCGAGTATATACGCCAGTAGACGGACATGTATCGGCGTGGTGGTCCTTCATGGACGAAACGAACGAACAACCTATCTCTATTGTCGGTCCTGATGAATACGATCTACTGGACGAGGATTTCAGTGTAACCGGGAACGTCTATAAGGCGTTTATATCTGGTGTTGATGCAACTACAGGCTATCCAAAGGTCGCACTGTATTATACTCCGTCCACTACCAACACAATCATACGTGTTCGTTATCAAATAAGCATTTCGTCGTGGCTGGAAGCGCAAGACGGCGACTCGTTTTTGAAGTTAGGCATTCCGCAGATAGGCGAGTCTGCACTGGTCTACGGTGCGACTAAACTATTCCTACAAGAGAAGGGCGATGAATCCGGTGCCCAACGGGAAGCGGCTGAACTGGCACGAGCAGTGTCGTTAATGCAAAAACAAAATCTGATGCAACAAGGCAATCGTCGATACAGTCCCGATCAGGAAGATAACTATATCGTCAGAACAGATAACTCGTTAGTCGTGGAGACAGGCTGATGCCGATAGCCGCCGAATCGACTACATATGGACCGTGGAACATGGGTGTTGACTACAGTCGCCCAGCGGAGGATATCCCGGCTAATGGGCTACACGGGATGCTGAACTCACGTCTAACACAGTCAGCAGGTGTAGAGAAGGTTTTAGGGACTGCAAGCTATGGGAGTCAGTCTGCTATAGGTGGGACGCCGACGCTAACGGCATGCGGAGAGTTTCGAGTGCCGGGAGGATCCGAGCAGGTATTTATCGTCGCGGGTAATACGATGTATAAGTATGCGGGTGTATCGACGGGATGGTCGGAAATTATGCCGTCGTCGGGGGTAACAATTACAGCAGGGGATGACAATACGTTTGAGTGGTGCAGGGCATTCGATACACTGATACTCACGAATGGCGTCAACGG